ATGCTGAACTTAAAAATATATCAGAACGTGCAGAACATTTCTTAGAATATTTTGGCAGCAAAGAAGGTTCGCCTAAAGGATTTTTAGAAGGATTAGCAAAACAATATAAAAATATATCATTAGAAATAGACCCATTTAAATACTATAATAAAAAAGATGTAGTGACTATGTTGCGTAGATTTAATCTTGAATTAGCAAATAATCCTTTATTGAAAGACCTTGATATTCTTGATACGTATTCTACGTTATTATCTCCAAAAGAACTAGACTTGATGATAGAGTCGGATGCTTTTGTGTATCAACGTGCACAAGATGTTATAGGGATGCAATTAGCTATTAATCAAGCTGGTAAAGTTATTGACATTATGACACGCAATGGTATATCTCAAGAAAAAGCTACAAGAATTATGTCTGATATGGTAAAGAAAACATACGATATCAAACAAGATAGCTATGAAAGAAATAAAGAATTTAAAGAAAAAAGAACTAACAATATTAATAGATATATTTTCTTACATAAACAAGCCATTAAAGATGCTATAACAAAACTAGGGGGTGGTGCTAAATTAAAAGAAGTATTTAGAAAAGAAATAGACACTGCTTACGATTTCTCTTTAATCGCTAATCCAATATCTAAAGATGGTATGAAAAATAGAAAAGAAATGAAATTTGCTGAAATAAATCAAAAAGAAATTAAAGAACAAATTAAAAAAATTAATGAAGAAGTAGAAACCTTAGGAGATAGACAATCAACACCAAGGTTAGAAAAATTGTATTCACAGTTGAATTACAAAATCGGTAGATATAGTGGTCGTGTAGACTCTGTGATGCAAAGTCCTTTGGTTGAACCAAGTAGTATAAAAAAGTTTTATGCGTCTATGGACAAATTATTTGATATGTCTAAAAAGATTAAATCAGATGAAACACCTAATGCAGTTAAAGAAGGTAGAGGCGTTGAAGAGGTTATTGCAAAAGAACGTACAAGCAGAGCAGACCAAATAGAACAAACTACTACAGATTTAATAGAAGCTATGCCAGTAGTTGATGGAATTAAAATAGATTTAGAAAAAACAAAAATGGATATATTAAGTAAAAAAGATATTAATCCTATAGACATAGAGTTTTTAAATACCATGGAGATTATTAAAGACCGACCTGGCTATATAGATTATATAGGTAATATGTTTTTAGAATTTCAACAAAACTTTTTAAGCAAAGCTGGTAAAGTTAATGAAGTTGAATTAAGAGATTTGCAATTATTTAATAAATATTTAAAAGATTTAATGGGTGCAGAAGGTAGCATTTTTAAACAAATTGAAAAAAGTAAAAAAAATGACGGACCAAAAGGTAAACATCACATCTTATTTTTTGGACAAGCAGAAAAAGCTATGCGTTCTGATATACAAAAAAGATTAACAGATGTTATGGTAACAGATAAAAATGGTAATGTTGCTAAGGTTAGTTTAAAAGTTCCCACTACTACACTAACTAAAAATTTAGAAGCTGCTAGATTTTTTCACAGATTAGACAATAGATTAAAAGTTGTAATACAAGAACGTATGCAAGAAGAGTTCAAGTTTTTAAATAAAGATGATGCAAACATACAACGTGGTGATTTTGATGCAATATTTACTGCTGTAGTTTTTGAAAAACAAATGCGTTTGTATGATATACAGCAAAAAATTACAGACCAAGGTTCAAGCAAAATAAATGATGCTGAGCAATATGTTTATTCAGAATATAAAAAGTCTCAAAAAGTTTTAAAAAAATTAAAAGATAGTAATACTATTTACAAATTAATAGACCCTAAAGTTAAAGGAGAGTTTAAAGATACTACTCCACAAGAATTGTTTAATCGTATTGATAAATCAATTACTACATTACTTACACAGGTTAAAAATGATATTATTGTAAGTAAACATCCTCTTATAAAAGATATTTTAATTAAAGAAGGTAAAAAGGTTAATGAATTTAAACCTGAAAAAGAATTAACTAAAGATGACCCTGGATTTGAAATACAAGAATTAAATAAATTGTTATTAGATAAAAATGGAATTATGAGTGACATGAGTAAAGTGGATATACTTTATAAAAAACTTTTAGAAACTGAAGTGTTAGACCCTCTTAACATTGTAAACAAAATGTTTTCATTAACTGATGCTAGATATATTGAATACCAAAAAGGTGTTAGTGATATGATAATAGAAAAATTTCCAAATATAAATTTACAAAAATTAAATAAATCTCAAGTAAAATTAATTAAAGAATATAAAAAGTTTTTAGAGGAAGTGTATCCTTACGAAAAAAATATATCTATTGGTAGATTTGAATCACCAGATGGTATGGTTAGAGATTATTTTCCACAATTAGGACAATATAATATTAAAAGTAATTGGCCTAAACTTAAAGAATACGTTGAAAATAATATTGAAGGATATAGAAAAGGAATTGTTAGCTCTAAAGATTTACCTGGTAATTTAAGAAGACAATACGACACTGGTTTATTAAGTTTTCCTGCAGCTAAAGCATTAGCAGTAGAAGCACGTAGACAAATGCTAGATAGAATGCGTATTACAGGACTTTCTGGTGACCTTGCTACTTCGGAAGTAGCTAATTCATCTATATTGAGTACAAGACCACAAAACTGGTTACAACAAACTACTGGTAATTTAAAATCAAGAAGTGCAGATTTTATGCCTTTTTATGACACGAGTGTAAATGCTTTAGATATGTATATGGGTTCTGTGTATAGAAATTATATTGACGTAGTAAGAAATATTAGAGTAGATAATAATATCAGAAGATTTGAAAAAGAAAAACCATTTGGTGAATTTACACCTAATTGGTCTGCTTATATGAGAGATGCACACAACAATATAGCTGGATACCCTTCTTTACGTAACTTTGACTTACATGGTATTAAACAAAAAGAATTAAGTACTATTAATCGTTACATTGAATCTGATTTAGATTTTGTAAAGATGAAAGCAACAAATGTAGAAAAAAGATTTTTACAAGATATGCAAGAACAATTAGGACTTACTGCATTGCAGCAACATAAAATATTACAAGAAATTAAAAAACCAGGTAAACAATTAATGGGTCCAGAATTAACTAAAGAAGCATTAAAAGAAAACTATAAAGAATTAGCACAATCTAAAAATGTAAATAAAATAAATAGGTTTGGTACTGCATACCAAGTGTTTAGTGATGAAGCTTTAGTAAATGTAGCAGAACGTTTTAATGATGCTTTTGGTGGTAACTTATTTAAAAATGCACCTAAAGAAGGTAAAGCTAGAAGATTTTATTTAGCTAATAAATTCAAAAACTTCAGCACACTTGAAGGTAAATTTGAAATGTTATCATTACTATCTCACCCTAAAACAGCTATTACTAATTTTTATGGTGGTTTTACAAATACCATATCTGATGTTGGTTGGGAAGCATTTAGACAAGCTTCTTCTTCTAAGTGGCTGTTAAGTAATGCTTTTCCAAACGCTGAGTATTTTTCAGTAAATTCTAAAGGTAAAAGAATTAAACAACAAATAAAAAGCAAAGAAGATATCAATAGATTTATGGCAGAACTTGGTGTATTTGAAGACATGTTTATACAGGAAGCATTTTATTCTAGTAGACTATCTAAGATAAATAGTAAACGTTTCTTAAATGAACTAGCAAGAAGATTGAATGGTAAAATTAAAGAAGGTGAACTATCACTAGAAAATGAAGCAAATTATAACAAAGTACAAAAACAAACATTAAAAGAAGTAGCTAAAGAGTTTGGTATTCTTGACAATGTAGTTGAAAAAGGTGCTTTTTTTATGAGACGTTCTGAAATGATATTACGTAGTACTACTTGGTTAGCTAATTACATACAAGGTAGAAATTTATTTATTAGAGATATGGGTGTTGATTTAGCTTTTAATGACCCTATGTTATTAAACTATGCAAGTAAAGGTGTTAAAGCTTCTCAGTTTATTTATCATGCTGCAGAAAGACCTAATTTTAGTAATACATCTTTAGGTAGAGTTATGACACGTTTTCATCCCTATGCTTGGAATAGTATTAAAAGAAGAATTGATATATATAAAGGTGCTGGATATGAATCTTGGAAAGGTGGATTATCTACACAAAAAGCACAACGTCAATTTACTGCAGATGTTATGGCACTATCATTAGCAAGTATATTTACTGCTAGTATATTTGAATATGCATTATCACCACCTATGTCTTGGATGCAAGATACAGCATCATTAATCTTTGGTGATGAAAAAGCAAGAGATAGAGCTTTCTTTAGTCAATATCCTATACCAGCATTAGCACCATTAAGTATTGTAACGCCACCTATTGGTCGTTTTGTATTATCACCATTAACAAGTATTATAAATGGTAATTGGGATGATTTCTATAATTATCAATTATATACATATTTCCCATTTGGTAGATTAGGAAGAGATTTATCTAGAACTGCTAAGTCTCCTGCTATGTTTTTAGACTTTATGACTGGTATTCCTCAACATCAAATACATTCTTATACAAGAGATATGATTTCTGACTATAATCAAGTAATTGATGAAGAAGAAAACACAGAATTAGATTAAATATACCATTAATACCAGTTTTAGCTTTAAACACATACTACAATAAACTATCTATATTTAGGCGATACTTATGTCGAATAATTTATTTTAAAGCCTTGTAGCCCTATTTAAATGGACTGTTTTTCTACGATTCTTAAATTTTCTATCAATCTTTCTATATTTACAAGAATTCCTAGCGATGTGTTATTATCACCACCACGAACTTTATCTACTGCTAATCTACTTTTTACTAAATACTTTAAAGTCTTTTTTAATAACTCTGTATCTATAACTATCATGCAGCCTTCTTGTATTTTATATACCCAAGTTTTAGCTTTGGTAGTTGCAAGACCAGATTGTTTACCTCTAGATTTATATTCAATATATATATTACCAGTCTCTATTGTTTTTCTATCGCTTTTTATTTCAACAGTAGAATCTTTTACTATTTCAGCAAATTCTGTTTCTGCTTTATTTCCAAATTTTAAATCATATTGAAAATCTGAATTATACTCCATCTTCTAAAACCAGAAGTATATTTTGCTGTCTCATAATAATATATTCTATTTTATCTATTTCCTGAACAACAAATCCAGGACCAAACAAAACCTTGTCACCAATATTTAATTCTTCTGCTTTACTACCCATAGCTACTACTTCACCAACGTTTTCTTTTATAGCTACGTCTGTTGTTAGAATAATACCTGCTTCTGTTTTATTTTCTCTACTTTGTTGTTTTATTACTACTTCATCTCTTAATGGTTTCATCTTATCTCCTTTTTATTCCCCTTCGTTATCTAATTTAGTGCCAACCAATTAGCAATACGATAGCTTTGCAAAAAATCTCTCACTTAATCGATAACCATTAACTAAGTAAGCGTGGACCTAACCACTCGGCTCCTTACACCGCACTGTGAAGGGGAATAATCTATTTATCTAATTAAACATCTCGTGTATCTTCTCTAACATATTTTTAATAATCTTATGTTCTCCCTCTGATACCCAGGGAGCTTTTTTGAAATTAAGTAATGCTGACCTTAATATCAATAACTCTTCTTTGTTGAATTTAGTCATCACAACACTCACAATTCCCTACTCTGGGTTGAAAACTATCATGTGAATCTTCTGATGCTCTAAGTATTTCATCATCTGACTTACCAGCATTCTCAAATTTATAAAGTATATCTACCAATGTATCTTCATCTATATTCTTTACTATACGTTTTACAGATACAAGCTGCGATATTCCTTTCATCAATTCTGCAATCTCTTTACTTGTCAAGCTTGCTTGTGCCATCTTTTATCTCCTTCATCATTTTTATCCATCTTTCTAGTGGCATTATTATTAACGCTTCTTTCCTATCCATTCTAGTAACAACACAATCTACATCATCTCCATGAAAATCAGGGTATAGCCATTGTGCTACTTTTTTCTTTCTTTTTGCTTGTATGGTAACATCTTCTACAAGAACATCAACAACCTCACTAAAACCTAGCGACCTTCCATCAGAAGCATAGGCTCTCTTTGCTGAGAGCCCTGCTTCCTTAGACTTGTTGACGATTTCTCGTTCAAGTGTATTACCACGTATCTTATTAGGATGCGTCATTGTTCCACAACCTAACCGTGAATGATAACTCTATGGGTCCAATACCAAACATGAATCCAAAGTGTTGTCCTTCCAAATTCTGATATGAAACACCAATATGAAATATCCAAAGTAATGTTATCTTTTGCATCATAATGTGTTCATTATCAGTTGTCCTTATTTCTATCATAATAACTCCTTAAAAGTCATAGTTTCAAAGTCAAATGCACACGTCATTTCAAAGCGACCTTCATCTCGTGATTTCTCACTACATATGATTCTTGCTCTTTCATCACGTTTACCTTTAACCATTAAAACTTTATCTGCTTTCTGTACAATGTTAGTACTACCCTTTAATGAATGCAAGGATATGGTATTGCCTGCTGCAGATACTTTGTTTACGTGGTGCACAGCAAACACAATTATATTGTGCTTTTGTGCCATTTCTTTTAATGCACCTATGACCATATTCTGTCTTTGAATCTCACCATCAAATCTATCTACGTGTACCTCATCAGTAGTATCTACTACTAATATGTTAGGTTCGTGTAGTGCAACAACTTTACGTATTGCTTCTATTTCTGGTGCTACTGTCATTAACTTAATATGTCCTAGCATATGTTCAAATGTAATATCTGGGTCTGCTTTAAACTGGTCATAAACCCAATGTTCATTTTGATTCGTTGCAATCTGTATGAATCGTCTGAATGTTAAATGTTCATGCATTTCTAAAGATAGGAAAAGCGTTTGCTTATCTATCTTCGTTACTATGTTTTGAACAAATGCTGATTTACCCATACCTGTATCACCAGAGAACACGACTAGTTCTCCAGGTTTAATAATATAATCAGGTGTATTCCATATATCAGCTAAATTAACAGACATTTTAGTCATATCATTTGCAATGTATGCTTTAAATGCATCTTCTAATTCGTTTACATCTCTAATCTCTAAGGTATAATCCTTACGTTTAAAGTGTATACATTTAGGGTCACAATATTCTGCCATAATTACATCTTGACATCCATATTGGTAGTTCCCATCGTAGATATTACTTGTGCTTCTTATTATTTCTTCATCATCTAAGCTGCCACTACCCCATTGTAACATACCATTTAAGGCAACTACATAAGGAATACCAGCTCGTTTATAACTACTAGCCATACGCATCAACTTCATATTACGTGAACCTTTAGTGGGTCCTTCATTAAATACGTGTTGCATACAAGTTACTACTGATGTAGTATCTGTTTGCCTATAGTTAGAATTAGTTACTGCTTCTGATGTAGATACAATAAGATGTTGTAAGTAAGGTTCTACTTCACTATCCTTATTTAATGTATCATACCAATTATCTTCTACCCATTTATCTTCATAAACAGGTTTACTTTGTGCCATTTCACATACGTTTTCATAAGTCAAATTCCATATTAAATCATAAGGAATAAAAACTTTATATAATTTAGTTTTGGTATTTAAACTCCAAGGTGCTCTAATGATACGTGTTTTATCAAAGATACTATCTGCAAATGATAAATGTTCTTTCATAGTGAGTTTTACTTTTTCGTGTAAAACTCTGCTAGGTTGAAAGCCAAATACATTTAATAGTTCTATATGATATCCAGTACCACTAAACCATATGTTAACGTGTGATTTATCTATACCTAGTTCATCTATTTCTTTTAGACATTCTAGTAGATAAGGTTGAAATTGGTCATCAGGAATGTTTCCTTTATCAATATCTAATATTATTTTATCAATATAGGTAAGACCATCAAATCCTTTAACACTTTTATGTTGCTCTACATAATCCTTAAGAGTTTCATCAAATGCATAATAACTTTTATACATTTCTCCACTCCAAGCATTACTACGAACTATGGTGTTATATTCCTCAATGGTCCCAACTTGATTTCTGTTAGATACACTACCTCGAATAATTTCGACTATAGCTTCTCTATTTTCCATCCTTTTACCCTCTTATCACTTTCTTTAAATTCTACAAGTCTTATTCCAGCTAACTCTAAAGTGTTACCTTCACGTAACTTTCTAAATCCTCTAGAATAAGTACTTGCACTATGTAACTTTTGATGAGCTAATTTACCATACGTTGGTACTTCTGTCTCTAGGTTATAAGAATAAAACCAAGGGTCAGTACTACTAGCACGGCTTTTTATCCAACTCATAAGTATTGATGAAACTGACATTAAAATGGCATTCCATCGCTAGAAGATTCATTGTTAGTAGCTCTGCCACCAAATTTTTCTTCTACCATAGTTTCTTGTGGTGATTGAAAGTTCTTAGGATAGCCTTTAGCTAATTGAGCTTTGAACTTTTCTTCTAGCTTATCTGTATCTTCAAGTGAAGATAAGACTCCCCAAGTAGCTCTTTTATATTTACCTGTTGAAGCATAATTAATACAAGCTACATTTTTACCAACTAGAGTATCTACGTTTGCTTCACCAATGTCTGATACATTCATATCTCCACCAGCTGCTAGGAATAATGTATTTAAGTCTTCAGGGTATGAAAGACCTGTTACTACCCCTGCTACATCTTTATCAAAGTTTTGATTGACAAAGCAAGTGTAATTGTATCCATTACTTATATCTTCTAGTTTAATTCTAATTGAACAATCATTGTATTGTGAATCAATTTGTTCAATCTCCTGTATTACACATTTATTAATAAAGTAGTTTTTCATTGTTCCACCACTTTGTTCTGCTTTAGTTCCTGTTATAGCCATTATTTAGCTCCTTTATTTTTAGTTAATGATTCAAAGTATTCTGTACTTTGTTGGACTTTTAGTTTGGTATCAAAGAATCCTGCACCACGCTTTTGTTTATAACGTAATACATCTTCATCTGATAGTATTCCTGAATTAGCTAGCTTGTCCATAGCTTCTAATGATTTTATAGTAGGATTAATGACTTTTTGTTTTGCTTTAGCATTATCTACTTCTTCTTTACTAGCAATAGCAAAGTCACCACCAAAGCCTGCAAATGCTAATGCACGACCTACAGCTGATGTCTCTCCGTTTTCTAGTGCTGATGTTTTGTTTACAAATCCTGTATTATCACGTTCAGCTGCATGACCTACATAAACCCATTCTGGTTCTTGTATTGGATTTGGTATTACTGTTGCTTTTACAACATACTCGTTACAAGTTTCTCCTGTAGGTGAATCAATAATTTGATTAACACTTACAAGTTCTGTTTGTATTGAGGCTTGTGGAAACTCATCTGCGAATGCGATAAGTCTGTCTTTTACTTCGGTATATTCTTTACCTTTGAACTTCATATAAGTTCTCCTTTATTATTATTATTAGATTAGCAAGTTACATATAATAACTCACTAATCCAATAATTAGTTTATCTTTTAGGTTCGTATGAGTTTAAGAAAATAACTGTTTGATATAGTATATAGAAAAATACACCATTTATAGAAACTATTTCTTTCTTTAACTTTTCATCATCACCTTCGTACTGCTTTAGTTTTAATGTTAATGATGATAGATATACTGCTGCATCACATAATTCTTCGTATGCTTCTAATCCCATATCTCTACCATCACTTTCTTCTATTGGTACTTCTTCACCATAGCGTTTAGCACCAACATCTAATCTACTAGCAATGTCACCAACTAATCTATCTGTTATAAAGTGTCTGTTCTTGACTCTCTTTTCAGAATCTAGTGCTTCTCTTACCATCATTAAATTTGATTTTATGTTTTCTAAGATTCTATAATTGTTTGTAATCATACCTTAGCTTCCATAAACCATTTGTAAGCTTCACTTTTTCCAGGACCTTGTACACCTTTTGGTAATATTTTTCCTGCTTCTATAAGTTCAGCTTCTGTTATTATTCCTCTTCTTATCATTCTTATTGCAACAGCATAATCTTTTCTAGATAATCCTCTGCAATGCACTTTACCACTTCCTGGTCTTAATGCTTCTTGTTTTTCATTCATGCTCTACTCCCGTCTAATATGGCAATATATTTATCTTTATTGCCGTTACATTCTTCTATTATTTGCTCTTCCCATTCAGAATATCTTAATGGATAATCAAAACTATCGCAACAATCTGAAGTATACTCTTCATACTTTGGCCATATAATATTATCTAAAGATAATATTGGTATACTATTTTCATATCCAGAATGATTCATTGGTATAAATGCACTTTCAAATACATTTTCACTACCACAATAGTTGCATACCCACATATCGTCCATATCCTTGCTTTCAGATTCGTGTGTATTGTCGAATTTATCAAGTTCTTCCCAAGTTTCCGCATTATCGTAGTCATCAGTATCTATTGATTTTTTTACTAATCCTGTTTTAAATACGATATTGTTTTTGTTTAATGGTCCTTCGTGTTCTATACTCCATGTTTTATCTTCATTCATCATCTCTCTCCTTACTGTTAATTCTGAATTGTTCTATCCAGCTATCTTTATATCTAGGTGCAAAACTAACATCGTTAAACCACCACCAACCTCTACCATATATCTTGTAAAAGTCTTCACGTTCTTGTATTCCTTTTTTGCTCCAAGGGTCTACACTTTTGAAGTTATTTAATCTTTCTTGAAAGTTTTTATTACTTACAATAGGATTAAAGTTTTTGTCATATGATTTATCCATTACAACTCCGCATTCATATAACAAGAACCATCTCGTAATACTTGTTCATGTATTTTTTTACCAAGCTCTAATCTTGCATACCATACTAGCAAATCGTGTGTAGCTTCTTCATTTACATTTAACACTTCTGACAACTGTTTATTACTATATGAATGTTTACCACTAAAGAACTTATTTATTTTAGTCAAATGACCACGTAATTGTTGTTTACATCTTTTAAGTCCTTGTTCAATTATATCCATATCAGAATCATCTATATAATAGTCTATAAAGCTTGTATTTGGTTCCATACCAAAGAACTCACCATCATCTGATGATTGTATTCCAAACCAAAATTTACCTTCTATATCTCCACTATAATATCTTCCCATTTTATATTCTCCTTATTTTATTATTATTATTATTTATTATGGTGCTTGTAATCAGTACTAACAATTTATGTTATGTTAGTTTATACGTATTGTTATTCAGGCAATATACAAACACCATAATCTTATTCAGAACTGAGGTAGCTTTACACGTGCTCAATCTATCGCTACCTCTATTCTGATTCAAGTCACTCAATATCCCCTTTTGTGATTAGAGATGGATATTATACTTCTTCACTCTTACACTCTACAATGCAATTAGGGACCTGTAATGTGACTAATTTTACCAACTGCAACGATATGTAATCGTATTACCTTTGGCTAACTCTGTTTGTGCAAACTCTACAAATTCTAAATCCTGTTTTTTGTAGTAATTTGCACTATCTTCTTGAAACTGATGTCCCCAAAAGAATCCACCGTCACAAAAGTATTCTATGTAACTAGTATCAATAGCCTCTTGTAGTCTATTAACATCTTCTTTATCTAAAGTTACTTCTGTGAAATGATGTACTTCTTCTGGTTCTGCATCTTGGTGTTGACGATGATAAACTTCTTGCATAAACATGTGCAATCTAGCGTGTTTACGCCACGAATATGGACCAAAGTCCTCATATGTTTTAGGTTTACCTTTATCATCTTTAAGATGACTCCATTCCATTTGCATCCATTTACCTGCTGATTGGTCTAATCCCATTATAACACCTCATTTTCATTGTTTACATTAGGTTCACCAATGTCTATTTTATCTTGTTGATGTTTATCGTATTGTAATTCTGCTAGTTCTATTTCTAAGAGTTTAACTTCTTCATCAAACTCTTCGTGCATACCTTCATAATCTAATACGAAATTACCATTTTCATTAATAACACCAAAGATACTATGTTTATTTAGATACAGGCAATACGACTGCCCTTTACGAGCAGCCACATTCCTTATAGCTGTATCTAACAACTGTCTATCCATTAGTTAATTAGTTCACCTGTATTAGCATCAACAGCTGGTGATGCATTGCGTCTTTGTAGCTGAGCTTTTAACTCACCAAACATAAATGACATATATGCATCATCTGTCATACCATCGTTATTAGAATGAATAGTATCCATTTGGTTCTTAACAAACAACTCTACATCAGATGAATGTATGTCTAGTGATTCATCGTACATATAAACTAGTGTTATATCGTCAAGAGGTTCTACTAAATCAGATTCAATAGAAGTCCAGTCAATACTATTGTCTGAACTTTCTACATACCAATCAAAGTCTCTTGCACCTTCAGCTATATCGTCGTGAAATATTTCTTCATCAACTTCAAACTCATCGTCATTGAATGCAACTTCATTTAGATTATCGATTGCTATTGAATTAGCACTTACATTTAAATCATATGTTTCAAACTCAATCTCTACATTTGATTGTACATCAACTTCGTTGTTTACATACAAATCTTTTGCACTATTCCTTTCGGTATAGTCTAGTAATTGTGTAAACCCATTAAAGATGTTTTCTGCATTCATTTCTCTGGTATTTAATCTGTATAGATTACATAGTTTCCAGTATAGAAAGAATTGTCTTGATACATCTTTGATGTTTGACCCACTTTGTGTGTCGTTTTTATTTATGAAATACATAGCTCTATCTATTTTAGCCATTTTATTCTCCTTTATTTATTATTATTATTAATCTAATAGAGCCATATATGCTTTTGCATTATTGTCTCTAAACCAATTCAACCCATCACGAACCATTTGTATTAATCTGTTATTTTGTTCGTATCCAGGCATCATTTGTGCGCCCATTATCACTGAGTAGACACTTTCTTCTACTGGTGATAATAAATATTGTTCTCCACTAAATGGATTTCTTACATTAAGCATTTCATTACCTTTTTCTAAGAACATAAGTTCTCTTACATCGAATGGAAACTTAGTGTATTGTCTGTCGGATGTTATTTCTGTTCCATTAGTATCTATGTATACTATATTGTCTACTTCTCTACCATCTTCATTTTTATTTATCATTATCTATTCCTTTCTGCTAAATCCATTGCATTGTCATATGCTTGATTAGCTAGTGTTTGTTCGAATTCCTCGTAATATAATCTATATATTTCGTCATCATTCTTATTGTAATATACGACATATATAACATCATTTACAAGTTGTTTTTCTATTCTATTGACATCTTCACCATACATAAATTGTATAGTATTAATTATTGTTTCGTCATTTATTGGAAACTTATCCATATTATTATCCTTTTTATTTTGAGTGATAGAGTGGGAAAAAGAAAACCCTTTTTCTAAGTCAACTTAAGGGACAAATAAAATCCCACTCCATCTGTTATATTTTTATCTTAATTCGTATTGCATATTAAATGATATAACAACTGTGCTATCTTCCTTGACTATTTCATCTAGGATATCTTGCACATCATCACGCATCTGCTCTACTGATTTTTTCTTGATATCAATAGTGTCTTCAATAACTTTGTATTGTAGTTTGATATCTTCTTGAACTGCTACCTTTTCTTCTGGTGTTAGTTCTGGTGACTCAGGTATCTCACTTTTAATAACCTTTTCAGGTGTGTAATTTGATATCTGAGTAGTATTCTTTACAGGTTTATATGTGGCTGTAACCCACATTACATATGCTACTAACGAACACGCTAGTAACATTAAGTATGTTTTATATCTATTCATTGTTCAATTCCTTTCTACTTGGATTGTATTTTATATGTTTTGTAACAGAGGTTTTCATTGGTTCCCCTTTACGATTTTTCTTACCAGTGACAGTAGTTTGCACTACAACCATTTGTGTTCTGTTCTTATTGCTTTTAGATATTACTTTTGTTTCTTCTTTCATTTTGTTTTCCTTTGTATTGTTATATTATTTATCGGGCTCTACTAAGGCTTTTCCTATAGGTAATTCGTAGAGCATATACTCTTTAGTATTTACGACCAGGTGCCCAATGCCTAATGTTGGGTGTTCTTCAGACTTCATCGCTCGTTATCTCTCTTTTTAAACTATATTAAGCAAGGCTGCACTTTTTGTAAAGCTAAGTTTAAACTTCTTTGAGTCCCTAAAATGCTAGTTTCATTTTATTTCTCCTTTGTATTGTTTATTTAAATAGTCTTAAAGTTACTTCTTCAATATAAAAATGTTCTTTTATTCGTATTTCCCATTTATCTGTTGCAAGGTTATAATATTTGTAATCAAGTAATAATTCTTGAGTTTCTTTAGAATTATACCATTTATCAAAATCGTCAGTTGTTGCTAAATAATCAGGGTTTTCTTCATTATATAAATCTCCTGTAAAATAACTAGCGTATATATTATACAATTTTGTTTCTTCTTTCATTTTATTTTCCTTTGTATTGTTTATTTGTTATAGAATTAAGAGTTACCTTTATCATCTAGTTCAGTATAATATATCTATCATACCTATATAAAAGTAACTCTTATCTCTATTGCTTTAGTATTTATTCAACATATCATAATGCGTTTGTAATTGCTCTGCTGTATCGACTGTAAAATACCAGTTCTCAAGCACTCTTGCACTACATTTTCTTTGATTAAAGTTGAATCTTTTTCTACCATATTGGATATTGTATTTAATATTACATCTTTCTATCCAATAGTTTTTATTCTTAATATTAAACTCGTGTTCTTTTATCATTATTACTCTCTTTCTTTATTTTGTTTTAGTATTAGCTGTGCTAGCTCTTTTCAGCTAGCTACAATGATTTATTATTTAATTAAAACACTCAAGTCTTTCAACTATCGGATTCTCGGTTTATTTACAGTAGGTTCCAGTAGTTACTATTCAACCTATCTATTTCGAGTGTTTTAATTCTATTACATTTTTTTACTTGTAGTGTATAAAGATGTATGGTGCCACGAATGACACCACACATAATACACTTATCCCTGGTATGTGGCGTTACCCACAAGAGAGATGCTACCTTGATATGATACATATGTTATACCATTTCTAGCTGTAATCTCTTTATAGTCAACTTGATTCACACATAGTTGTCTACTTGCTAACAGTTCATTCATCTTAGCTAAACATATCGCTTTATCAGTAGCATTATTCTGTACCGCTACATCGTTAATCTTATCAATTGATATGAGATTTCTTACACCAATCTGTTCTTTGCTTAAGCGTAATGATTGCCACACTTGTTTCGTTACATTATACCATAATGCTTTGAAAGAGTAGTTAGCGATATGTTCTGTATTAGATTGTTCCATAATATTAGTCCTTTATATTGTTTAAGTTAATCAAAGTAAGAGGGGATAGTTCACTCACCCCTACACGATAAGTAATTATCAACTAAAGATAGATTTTCAACGAAAGTAATAAATTTAAACCAGAATAAGGGGGGAGTGGATTTCATATATATCACTCACTCGCAATCTAATCCTATTTTTCAACTCGACTATTGACTTTAAATAAAAAATTCCCGTAAATTACAGGATGAGACGTAAAAAAAAATTTTTGGAAAAATTAGATAAATCTACTGGAAAGTGGATTGAGGTTCCAATTAGCGAAGCAAATGAAGAAATGCTACGTATTTACGAGATTATGGATGCTGAGTTAGAAATAGCAACAATAGAAGAAGCAATGAAACTAGGAGTGTACGAGAAAAAAAATAAAGATTAGTCCCTATTAGCTTATTTAATACGGTAAGTATACCTACGTACTAATTAGCTATTAGCTTATCTTATTAGATTATCTTATTTATACCCTACATTAGGAGAAACATGAAAAAGGCTAAGAACAAACTAAGTTACAAGCAGATGCTATCTATCTTAACAGGAATGGATAAACAGATACAAGAGCAACAAATGATAGTATTCAACGTAGATAAACTATTACAGGAGTACATAGACTTTAAAGAAGAGACGGAACCTTTTAAAAAATTTTTAGAAAAAAAATATAAGGCTAATGATAAAGATAACAAAGAAACTAAAGAAAAATGACTTCCAACCTATGGACTATCCAGTCTATAAGAAGGAAGAAGCAGACAGTAATGGCTTAAAGTATAAGCATTGGAACGCTGCAAAGGAAGGTGAGTATGGGTTATCAGACGATGGCTATGTTGCTGAGTGCATCTATCGCAAGGCATATGGAGAAAAAGTGGAATATACCTACCCCTACGGTAGACAATGGCTTAGTGCCTGGAGCAAACTGGAGTTTGAGCCGCATTATAGGTCTAATAATTTTAGTACTGTGTCTACTAAGAGCTATAACGACTTAGAAGTAAAGAAAAAGGGTGCAGATATAGCTATGGATGCGTATGTAGCGTACAAAATAGCAGGATTACAGCCAGATTGGGCTAAAATAGGTACATTGTACCGCCCAGACCAAGATAATCCCGTTATTGCAGCTAAAAGATTATTTAAAACTAAACAGGTAAAGAAGATGATACAGGATAAACTAAAAGATATTTTAATTGATAGAAAGATTGACGAAGGATTTGTATTAGACGTTATTAAAGACGCTATTGAGGTGGCAAAGGTAAAAGAAGACCCAGGCAATATGATTCGTGCCGCCAAGGAGCTAGGTGATTTCCTAGATATGAAACCTAAGGTAACAGAAAAGACTGATACCCTAGAAATAGATATGTCACATCAAATAGCTAATTCATTTGAAAAGCAGACTAAGAAACTAAAAGCAACACAAACAAGACAACTTGATGAAGAAACAGATAAAGATAACGGGCAAGAAGAACAATCTTAACGAGTTCATAGCTGTATTACTAGCTGTGGCAGAAGATTGGGGTATTACCGTTACAATTAAGGAAGACTAATGGACAACAAGAAGATGTTGTTAGAGATGCAACAGGATATGTTATTATTCGGTCGTATGGTGATGCCTAATATGTTTAGTAGTGAATCTCCACCATTTCACTACGATTTAACTAAGGCATTGCTAGACCCAGACGATAAACAGATAAATATTATAGCACCACGTGGACACGCAAAGAGTTCGGTGGCTGCTGGTATTTATCCTTTATGGCACTTGATGTTTACTCCTGGTGTTAAAGTAATTGTGTTAGTGTCTCGAACGCAAGGTCACGCCACCAAGCTATTAGGTACTATTAAAGATGTGTTAGATTACTCTCAGGAGTTTAGACACTTCTTCGGGTACTGGGGAATGCAGTCTGCACGCAAGTGGACAAACAATGAAATAGAATTAAAAGATGGCAGCTTAATTATTTGCAAAGGTACAGGACAACAGATACGTGGAATCAAACACGGAAATCAACGACCTACTCTTTTAATATTAGATGACCCTGAAGATGAAAACAATACTAAGACATCAGAAGCTATGGAGTATAACTTACGTTGGTTACTACAATCTGGTGTTCCATCCCTTGACCCACTAAGTGGACAGATATGTGTTATTGGTACTCCTCAGCACGAACGTTGTCTCGTAGAGACATTAAAAGAAATGAAAGGTTGGAATACGTTAGAGTTTAGACCTGACTTAGAAAATAAAGTAGCTCTATGGCCTGAGGTTTGGGGTATCGACAAGCTTATACAAAAGAAAGAAGAATTAGAAAGTATCAATCGACTATCTGTATTTTACAGGGAATACCTGTGTCAGATTGTTGGTGATGAAGATAACTTGTTTAGGAAAGATGACTTTCAATCTTGGGAAGGGTTTGTCGAAAAAGATGAGCAAGGGTTGTCAACTCTCGTTCTGACGAACCTAAATGGTGAGGAAGTAGACGAGAGGAGACCTGTAAATATTTTTACAGGAGTCGACCCTGCATCCAGTACGAAAAAAGGTGCAGACTTTTCTGTTATATTTAATATTGCAGTAGATAAAGACTTTAATAGGTTTATACTTCCATACTTTAGAAAAAGAGCTACCCCACTAGATTTAGCTGATGCTATCATAAATAACTTCAAACAATACAAAAGTACTAAAACTCGTATTGAATCTGTTGGATATCAAGAGATGTTACGTCAATATATTAAAGAACAAGCAGAACAATTAGGTATGTTTATACCTGGACTAGAGATAAAAGAGAATCCTCGTACTTCTAAGAATTATAGATTAGAAAGTTTGCAGCCTATCTTTGCAAACAAAAAAGTATACATTCAATCTAATATGCAGGCATTTAAAGACGAGTTGTTGTTGTACCCACGTGGTAAACATGATGATTTACTTGATGGTTTTTTCTATGCAAACAAAAATTGCTATAGACCAGCACATCAACAATCAGAAAAGAAACAACAGCAAGAAGAGTGGTATACAAGGAAAAAAGCTAAGTCTTGGAAGTTATTTTAATAATCCTTGACAAATATAAAAAAAATCCCGTAATTTCACTGTACTACATTTATGGATAAAAACAAGTACTTTCTTAGTTTTAACGATTTTATTAATAAACTAGATACATTAGATAAGGTAGAAGTACCGAAGGGTTATAAACAAATAAATGCCAAAAAAGATTCAAAACAGAGTTCAAAGCACAAGAACGCAAGGAAAAGATGACTTAGAGTTTGTCTTTGATTACAATACTGGTGATGTTAATCAGGTAGAAATACCCGAATCAGTTCAATTAACTAGAGAGCTATTTCACGATTATAAGAGTGCTAGAGAGTTATGGGCTCAAAAATTTCAAGAATCTGTAGAATTTAGAGCAGGTGCACAGTGGACAAATGAAGAACGTGACATACTAGAATCACGTGGTCAAGCACCAATAGTTGTAAATAGGATACACCCTATTGTGGAAACAGCTAAGTCACTACTCACATATAACTCTCCTCAGTTTCGTAGTACGGGTAGAGAAGATTCAGATAGAGATACTGCTAAAGTATTTTCTGATTTATTTCAATATATTTGGCAAATATCATCAGGAGACGAAGAATTAAAACGAACTATTGATGATTACTATGTAGGAGGAATGGGAGTTCTTCAAGTGTATCAAGACCCAGATGCCGATATGGGTAAGGGTGAAGTTTATATAAAGTCTATAAATCCTTTAGATGTGTACATAGACCCTAACTCTAAAGATACGTATGCAAGAGATGCTGCTCATATCTTAATTACATCATATATGACAGACGAACAATCTATGCAAATTTATCCTGAGTTTACTGATATTATTGAAAACTCTGCAATGCATCCAGATGAATCAGATGACTATCCAGTTACTAACTTAGCAGCCACAGAAGGACAATTATTTGCTACTGATGGAACTGAAACTGTACATACTAGAAGACAGTTTATAGAAAGATATACTAGAGAAAGACATTCGTACTATAATTGTTACGAACCTTTTTCTCAACAAGAATTTTTATTTGATTACGAAGAGTATAGTGAATATTTAAATAAAGTTTATATGAAAGTTAAAACAATTAAAGGTGAAGAAATTATACTTTTTGAGGAAGAGTCCGTTGAAGAAATGTATAAAGTTATTGAGTCTACTGGTCCTTTATTTCATTATGAGTTACCAGACCCTCAATACGACCAACAAGGTCAACCTATTCCACAACAACCAATAAGAGTTCCTGGAGAAGAAGATGAAAATTCTATACCAGGTAGTACTACTATTTTAATTCCAATGTCTGTACAAGAGTTAGAAGGTATGGGTGAAATTAATTGTAATGAAATAGAAGAGTGTAGAGTAAAACAAGTTGTTACTGTAGGAGATAAATTGTTGTATGAACGTTTGATGCCTATTGAAAATTATCCTATTATCCCACTTATGAACGTACATCACAGAAACCCGTTTCCTGAGTCTGATGTAAGATTATATAGACCTTTGCAAGAATATATTAATAAAATTCGTTCATTAATAATTGCGCATGCAAGTACAAGTACAAATGTAAAATTGTTAATTCCTAGAGGTTCTGCAGATTTAAATCAAATAGAACAAGAGTGGAGTAAAGCAGGTACTAGTGTTATAGAGTTTGATGCAGAACTAGGTGCACCGATTGTTGCTGGCCCAGTCCCACTACCTAATGAGTTGTATAAAAATGAAGCTGATGCTAAGTATGACTTAGAATATGGCTTTGGTATATTTGAACTTATGCAAGGTAGTGCTAAAAGTGCGCCGTCTACTTATAGAGGAACTTTAGTTGTAGATGAATTTGGCCAGCGTAGAATTAAATCAAGAAGAGATGACATAGAGGGTATGTTAAATCAAGTAGCAAAAGTAGCTATCCCGTTAATACAGCAACTATATACAGAAGAAAAAGTTATTAGACTTATACAGCCTAATGGAGACGAAAAAGAACAAAGATTTAATTATTATAAAGAAATGGAAAACGGAGACGTAAGACGTTTCCACGACCTTGGTGCTGGTAAATATGATGTGGTAGTAATTTCTGGTTCTACTTTACCTACAAATAGAATGGCTCTGTTAAACACTTATATGGAAATGTATAAGATGGGATTAATCGACCAAACAGAAGTATTGAAGAAATCAGAATTAATAGATGTAGATGGTGTATTAGAAAGAAGTGGACAAATGAAACAAATGATGCAACAAATGCAAGCTATGGAACAAGAATTGAAAAAGGTCAAAGGAGACCTGCAAACTGCTTCTCGTGAAGAGATTCATGCTAAGAAGCGTTTAGAAGTAGAAAAATTCAGTGGAGATTTAGATAAAGTATCTAATCGTGCTGATATGGCAACCACGCTTTATAAAGCAAGGTTGAACGATGCAAAACAACAGTTAATGAACTCTAATATGGAAGATGCCGAATCTCAAATTGATATATTTGAGCCTATGCAAGACGATTCAGAGAGTTAACAAGGAGATAAAATGGAAGAAAAAACAATGGACAAAATAGATGAGCAATTAGTAGAAGGCATTACGACTGAGCCAACTATTGATTCGGGAGACATTTTTAACGAAATATTTGGACAAGCACAAGAACAGGTTGCACCTGTTAGCCAACAAGTAGTACAAAATGAACCTGCTGATACTCAGACTATTGAGGAACCAAAGAACGACCCTGACCAGTTTCAATACTGGCAAAGTCAAGCAGATAAACGTGCAGCAGAAGTAGATATGTTGAAATCGCAAATGGCCGAAGTAATGACCAGGGTGAGTCAACCTGCAGAAGCAGCACCAGTAGAGAAGGAAACAGCTTTAGAAAAACCTGTTAAACCATCAAAGCCTGCCGACTTCGACCGTTCTGAAGCTTTAACCGACCCTGATAGTGCATCAGCAAGGTATTTAGCCAAGCAAGAATCTTATTTGGAATCTATGTCAGAGTATGTAGCAACTTCAAATGAAAGAGTCATGCAAACGATGACAAAACAACAACAACAGCAAGAAGCTGTAGCAAGGGACCAAAAGGTGTTAACAGACTTACAGTCTAATTACAACTACACTCCTGAGCAAGCTAATGATTTTGTTGCTCAAATGTCATCACCAGATTCATTATCGTTAGATAATTTGGTGCAACTTCACCAGTTGAAAATGAACAATGGTTCACAACAGGTTACACAGATAACCCCAGAAGCTCAACAGAAAGCTGCAGTGATGAATCAACGTAATGAAAAGCTAAGTATACCGAAACCTATCGGAGTCCAGGCAGGAGCTAGTGACCAGTCGCCAACTAAAAACATAGAAGATAAAATGATGGATTCAATGATTGGAAATTTCAATAAACGCAATCCATTTTAATTAAGGAGAAGGCAAAATGGCACAAGACACAAACGGAGTATTCTCACCTAGTATTGGTGTAACACCACAAGGTGTTTCTATTAACGATACTAGAAGAGTATTCAATTTCGGTGAAAGAGTAGCTGAATTAAATCCAGCTGCTTCGCCTTTCTTCGCATACTTATCTAAAATTGCTAAGAAACCTACAGATGACCCTGTATTTAAATTCTTAGAAAAAAGACATCAATGGCAACGTAGAAACTTTTTTGTAGACGGCTTAATTGAGCATGCTGCAGGAGGAAGTCCTACACAAGCTACTTTTAACTTAGTTAAAGCAGACGACCAAATTGATGTAGATTACGATATTTATGGAAGAAAAGCAGGAGGACCCTATAAGGCAGAATTCGTAACAGCAGGACAGATGATTGCAATCGAAGGATTGTTAGACGCTGCAGCTGGTGCAGGTTCCGATAAAAACCTTATAGTGTACTATAGAGTAACAGACTCAGTTCAAAACTCAGCAGACACAGGCTTATCAGCTGAATTTGTTAAAGCTATTGAAACTGGTGTTGAAAACGGCGTAATGGACGTAACAACACTAGCAAGTGGAGACAAAATTGTACACGCAGACAATGTAAAGGGCCAAGTAATTGGTTCTGCATGGGCTGAAGGTGATACAGCACCTGATGGATGGAAAGATGAGTTTTATACAAGAGAAGGATATTGTCAGATATTTAAAACTGCAGTACCTCTATTCTCTGGTACATCTTTAGCTACACGCTACAGAGGTGACGCAAACGAATACATGAGAGTATATCAAGAGAAACTTATGGAACATAAGATGGATATTGAGAATGCTTTACTATTCGGTTACGGTGAGGTGAATGAAAGTTCAACAGCACAACAAAGAAAAACATGGGGTATCTTACCTTTTACAGAAGTATACGGAAAAGTCAAAAGCTTTACTTATGCTTCATCAGGGTACGATGACTTCGTAGATGCTATGTCAGATATTTTTGATGCAGAATCTGGTGCAGGTGGTAGTAAAATGGTACTTGCTTCACGTTCAATCATGAACTGGCTTAACAAACTTGGTGGTACTTCTTTCTTAGGAAATACTATGGCATCAGGAGTAGGAACATCTGCAGCAGGTGTACCAACATCCTCACCATACGGTGTTTCTTTAGATAAAGGACAATCACTATTTAATGGTGTTAACGTAACACAAGTAGATACCTTATACGGTACTCTTAACTTTGTTATGGAACCACTATTAAGAGGTCCTTGGGCAAACCACGCTATTGTTGTTGATTTAAACAACGTAGCTTACAGACCACTAGCTGGTAATGGTGAGTCAAGAGATACTCAAATATTAACTAACATCCAAAATAACGATGTAGACGGAAGAAAGGACATGATTCTTACAGAAGCAGGTCTTGAAATTCAACTTCCTGAAACACACGCTATCTTGAAATTTAGCTAATAGTTGAATACGGGGGAGTTGCAATATACTCCCCCAAAGAATTTTAAACTAAAAAGGAGAATACAATGGCAAATCCAGCAGTATTATTAAGAGGTGCAAAGATGTTATCTAAAACACCTATGGGTAAAGCAGCAACAAAGAAAGTGGTAAATGTTTTAAGAGGAATAAGAAAACAAGGTAAATTGATTCCATCAAAATATAAACAGGGCGGTAAAGGACCAGGAGCTACTACTAGAACTACGAAACCTGCAGAAGTAAGCAAGTCTTACGGTCAACAGCAAACAAGTACAAATAATTTGATGAGAGACCCAATGACAAAGAAGATGGATGCAACTAAATTATATAAAAAAGTAAAGTAAATGAGTATTAAAACACAAATAGAAGCATACACTGGTGACATAGATAGTCCAGACATTACTGCACAAGCAACCCAATTTGCAAAAGACGGTGTAAGATATATTTATTCTGTAGTGTTGACTAACCCTGAAATGGGAGAAAGATTGTCAGCTAATACAAACTTAAATACTGCATCACCAACATTGCCACTGACAAATGTAATGTCATTAGATTACGTTCTTAGAAATGACGGTGCTATTGATAGACCTTGTATTGAGGGCGAACCTTCTATGGCAGGAGCATATCTTGACCCAGATAGTTTACATAGAGGAACTATAACTAGTCCTGTATACTACATTAAAAATAATGTATTAACTATTGTACCTGCACCTGTAGATGCACAACTTGGTAAAGTAGGGAGTGTAACACCAGATACTACATTTACTTTAGATAATGAATACACTGCTTTAACAGGATTATTACCAGAACTGTATGTAGGTGTTACATTGTATGCAGCAGGAATGGTATTACTAACTAAAATGAATGCTATTGGAAAACCTACAGATATAAATTTAACAACTATTGCAGCTTCTGCTAGTGTTGATACAGAGGGTGATAGAGTAGATATTACTAAATGGTTTAACATTGTTGGTGATTATATACAAGATGAAGATGTAGAACTAGCATCTGCTTATTTGTCAAAGATAAATGCATATTTACAAAATTATCAAATGGAATTAGCTGGAGACCAATCACAATACCAACAGTATGAATCTCAATACGTGAAAGTTAGTCAGTCCTTAATTGCATTTTTAGAACCTTACATGGGTGGAGCTTAGTTATGAAATTACAACGAATGATAGATATGGTTAAAAAACATCATCCAGAACTTGGTAATGTTGAAATTATTGAAATGTTAAATCAAGCATCTGATGAGTTTTGTCAAAGAACTTTATTGTTAGATGAAGCTACACAATTTACTACAGTAGCTGGACAAAGATATTACGGATTAAAAGATGGTATATTAGAAATTAAATCGGTTGACTTGCAAGACGAAAGTGGTAACCATGTTACTATAAAGCGTTTATCAGGAAGACCAAAGTATAGGGATATAGACTAATGTCAAATAATTATTCAAGAGTATATAATAAATCGACAAAAGAAAATGTATGGTGGATTGAAAGAGATTCTATAGGATTAGCTTTATATGACCCGTTAGCAAGCGAAGTTAAAAGATTTACTAGTTTAGCATCTGCTTTAACAGTAACACTATTTTACCATAAAAAAGCAGACCATTTTGGTAGACAAATAGCATTAGATGGTACAGTTACTGACACTACCAACGCTTCTAACTTGATGGATGAAACAAATGATTTGCCAGAACAATTTCATCAATACTTAGTAGATAAAGTTATACAATCTGGATATGAACAAAAACCAGAGATGATTCAGTTAGCAGGATACTTTGAAAGAAAATTTGAAAAAGGAATTAAAGAAGGTAAGACTTATAAGAATAGAAATAGAATTAGTGGAACTAGACACGTAAGGCAGTCTAGTTACTAATGGCTAAAACATGGAGAACAGGAGAGTTTGGATTAACTTCGTTTGATAATCATAGTTTATTATTTGACGAATTAATACAGCACTTTAATGATAACATAAATGAGAATTTCTCAGACATCGCTATTTTATCTGACATTGGTACTCAAGACATGGGAGTTATTTCTGATGTTAGTACAACAGATATGGGTAAAGACAATACAGGTTATAATGATATTGCCTTATCAGGTAGTAATATATATACCGATATTGCTAAGTCTGCTACACCAGTTTCTGGTTACGAAGATAGGATAAAAAATACATAGGAGATAATTATGGGTGGAAGTTTAACTAGTCCAAATAAGATTAAAGATGTATATAAAAAATTAGTTTTTTATGATGATAATAAATTAAAAACAGACAATGGAACTGCTGACGTTATTATAACTAATGCAGATAATTTCTCGTCAGATATTGTAGCAGGAACAGGAATTTCTACAGCAGAATCTGGTGGACAAACAACAATAAGTGTAAAAGACGCAGATGTTCTTTTGCAAAACGAAAACATAGATGGTGGCGAATACACTGTTTAAAAAGGGGATAAAATGGCTAATATTTTACAAATAAAAAAGAATGCATGGAACACTGTTTCTGCTGGAGCTCCAACTGCCGATACATTAGCTTTTGGTGAATTAGCTTGGGATACAGCTGGAAAAACACTATACATTGGAAGACAAACAGATAATGGTGGTACTACAGAAACAGTTAGAGTTATGCCTAACGCTTCAAGTAGTGCAGTTGGTGTAGCAAAGTTTAGTACTAACAATTTTGTAGTTTCAGCACAAGCTGATGTACAAATTAAAACATATGGTATTGCTAGAGATGAGATAGCTTTAGATGCTATTGATGGAACTAGAATTGCAGATGATGCAGTAGCTAGTGAGCATATTGCTGATAATGCAGTAGCTTTAGGAACGCAAACAACTGGTAATTATGCAGGAACAATAACAGGTACAACAAATGAAATTGAAGTAACTGGTTCTGCTGGAGAAGGTACTGCTTATACTATTGGACTGCCGAATGATGTAACTATTGCTGGTAACTTAACTGTTCAAGGAGATACAGTAACATTAAATACTGGTACTTTAACAGTAGAAGACAAGAACATAGTTGTTGCTAAAAACATAACAGCAAACCCTGCAACAGATTTAGGAGTAAATGGAGCAGGACTAACTATAGGTGCTAATGCATCTGCTCCAAGTTTAACTTGGATAAATAATGATGGTACAGATAGATTTCAATTTAATAAACCTGTTAGACTTACAATAGAAAACAATGTAGACACTGGTTCTGTTTTAGATTTTGGTATATACGCTAACTAATTATGGCTAATAAGTTTTTAATTAAGAGAGGTGATGAATCACCTAATGATTCAACAATAGATAATTATGAATTAGTTTATAATTACACTGATAACGAATTATGGACAAAGCATAATGGTTCTGTTGTTAAAATATCAAGTGGTACTAACGGTACGGTTACTAATGTAGTAGCTGGTAATGGATTAACTGGTGGTGGTCAAACTACTGCTACTTTAGCTTTGGACTTTAGCCAACTTACAGATATGACTGGAAATATTTCTGGTACTACTGAATTTATATTACAAAATGGAACAGTAGAGTCACGTAAAGCAGCTAGTGAAATAAAACTTACTGCTTTTGATGCAACAGGATTTAGTATTTCGGGTGCAGTAGACACAAGCGGTACACCAATAGCTCAAGAATACGCTAGATTTACAGATGCTAATACTGTAGAAGGTAGAAGTGCTGCTGGTGTAAGAACTGATTTAGGTCTTGTTGTTGGTACTAATGTTCAAGCACAAGATGATTTATTACAAAATATAGCAGACTTTCCTACAAGCAGTTCTAGTAATGATGGTAAAGTAGTTACATATCAAGATTCAAATGGTTCGTTAGTATTGTCAACACCATCAGTTGGTACAATTACAAGCGTTACTGGAATGACTGATAACAACGTACTAACTGCAAGTGGTAGCACTACTATTAGTGGTGAAGGCAGTCTTACTTTTAATGGTAGTCATTTAAAACTATTAGTAGATGGTGGTAAATTTTTAGCAGGAGCTAACGAAGATGCTTACTTTATGCATTCTGGTTCTCACGGATGGCTAAATAACAGTACTGGTAATTTATATATCAGAAATCAAACTGACGATGGTCAAATCATAATGCAAACCGATGATGGTACTGGTAATACTACTACCTATATGAGTTTAAAGGGTAACGAGCAATTAATTAGATTTTTAAAAAGTACTAGACACAATGATGGTGTTGTAGGACAATTTGGTACTAGTGCTGATTTAAGAATTTATCACAATGCTAATGGTAATAGTAATATAGAAAATCATAGTGCAGATTTATATTTTACAGAATACACAGATGATGGAAGTATTTATTTTAGAAGTGATAATGGTTCAAGTGGAGTAGCGAATTATTTACAAATAGATGGCAATACTACAAATTTATTATTAACACCTCCCAGCAATATTACAAGAATTGCAAACGATGGGGGTGCATCTGATGAACCTAAATTACAACTTTATAGAAATAATGCAGCTTATGGACAAGTACATTATGAACCAGGTGGTGGAAGTCCTTCAGGTTTACATCTTACAGATTTTAGAGATGATGCTAATAGTCATATAATTTTTAACACTCGTGGTGACAATGAAAGAATGCGAATTGAATCGGATGGAAAAGTCGGAATAGGAGTTGTATCACCACAACAAAAACTTCATATATTTCAAACTGAAGGTGGAGTTGGTGCAAAACACGCAACAATTAGATTAGGTGGATATTCTACAGTTGGTG